CAGTTTCATATTGAGACGTTATCCGGGCGCGGGTGGGTGGTGAAAGACTGGCAGCAATGGCGGCAAAAGTTGGGATTACAGGGAAAGGCCAAACCATGAGGCAGCAAGAGGCGGTGAGAGCTTTAGCTCAAACAGGGAATGCAAATAATGAGCATCAGTTACAAGTGGCCGTAGCGGCATTTTTAGATGTGGCGTTGCCTAGATCGATACGGGCTATTCATGTGCCCAATGGTGGCAAGCGGGATGCAAAGACAGGGGCGCGGTTGAAGCGTGAGGGGGTGAAAGCTGGGGTGGCTGATTTTGTGATTTTCATGCGCGGCGGGGTGTGTGCGATGATTGAGCTGAAGACGAAAAAAGGGCGGCTATCGAGCGCGCAAAAGGACTGGCAGGATTGGGCGGGGGAATATGGGCTGCCTTATGCGGTGTGTCGTTCAGTGGAAGAAGTGGCGGATGTGCTGCGGGCGTGGAATGTGCCTTTGAGGGCTGTGGGGATAGGGTAAGGAGGCTTAAAATGGCTGAAACTTATACACAAGCAGCAGCGAGGCTATCGCAGCGGATGGATGAGCGGCGCATGGAGCGCAGGAAGCATATTATCAAGGTGGCACGCAATTGGCATAAGAATTTTTGCGATACGCACCCTGAAGTCTTTCTGTTTCCGTTAACGGCGGGCGGACGAAAATACTTACGTGAATATTTAAGTGGCGAAATGGATGAATATACCAAAGAGTGCTTTGAGGCATTCTACAAGATGGATTTTGACCGTTTCTATCGCGATGATGAACTTGTGCGGGAGGCTAGAAGCGATTGCGACTGTGTCGAATATCGCCCTGAATTTCCAGAAGATTATCAGATTATAAACCAGATTGAAGATGAAGAATATCCAGAAGAAGAGGAATATGAACAATGAAAATCTCTAATACATGGTATAAACGTAACCCTCTTGATTTTATTAATGGGACAATGAAACTAAGTTTAGAGGAAGCGGGGGCTTATTCTTATATTCTTGACTTGATTTATTTAAATGGTGAGCCTCTTGAAGAGGATATTCGTTATCTGGCGGGAGTTTTAAATATATCGACCCGCAAGTGGGTAGCGATACGTGACAGGCTAATTTTGGCGGGTAAAATCACCGTCAAGGATGGCTTTATTTATAATGCTCGCGCTCAAAAAGAGCTTGAAAACATGCGTATTGCTTCACAAAAATTAAGTGAAAGTGGTGCGAAAGGAGGGCAAAAACGCGTTGAAAATTCACGAAACGAAGCTGAAACGGATGCGAAACAATCACGAAAACGAAGCTGAAACGGATGCGAAACAATCACGAAACGAAGCTGAAACGGATGCGAAACAATCACGAAACGAAGCTGAAAATGAAGACGAAACCAATAAAAACAATAACTTAAGTCAAGCCAGGCTTAAGCATACGCGCATAAAAGATAAGATAAGAGAAGATAAGAAGAAAAAAGAAACACCTATCGGTGTTTCCAAAAAAGAAAATTTGGATTTTGATTTTTCGGATGTCGAGGATGTTGGCGAAAATCCGGAACGGTTGCTGGCTGAAAATCTTGCTGGCGGAAATCGGCGAACGGAAAAACCTGTCGAGGAGGAGCGGTTCGACGAGCGTTTGTGCTGTTTCGTCGATGCCAACGGAAACCCCATTTTGGCAAATTCCGCCAACGAGGCGGTGGAGGAAAATGCCGGTGACGATGGTGAAAGCTGGTGGGATGAACCCGATGGCAAGCCATTGCTGGCAACACAAAAACCAGCGGCCAAGACTGGGAAAACGAAGCGAGCTTGCCGATTGCCGGAGGATTGGATGCCGTCGGTTTCGGAAGCGATGCGGCTTGGTTTATCGGAGGAGCAGGCACGGTTTGAGGTTGAGCGATTTCGCGATTACTGGCGGGCGAGGAGCGGCAAGGATGCGACGAAAAGCGACTGGCCTGCCACTTGGCGTTACTGGGTACGTGGCGAGGTTCAGAAAATTAAAAACCGCGAAGAAAACCGGAAATTTTATGCTGATAGCCGTGGAAATGCTCAACCTCAAAAATCTCAAAACATGCGAAAAATCTTAGGCAAATGGGTTAACGGTTCAGATTTGACCCCTGGGGGAACGTGCACTTACGACGAGATGTACCCACCGGAAATTTACGATACGGTGATTGGGTTCGCAGATGGAATTTAAGAAAACGATTTTAAAGGCCGTGGAGTGTCCTTAAATTTCCAAAATGAATATGGATACCAAACAAACATTTAAACACATCACAGTGGCTTTAAAATGGCAAATAAGACACATTTGAGAGCGAACAATTGATTTAGGATTGAGGAATGGCAGATATTACCGAAATCAAGCGCAAGTTAGCCGATCAGTGCCAAGTCGTCGCCGAGATGCTGCTGCCACAAGGTCGCAAGGTTGGCGTGGAATGGGAAGCCGGTAGTGTGGGCGGTGAAAAGGGCGCAAGCCTGAAAGTACATTTGACCGGTGCTAAAGCTGGCGTATGGCAGGATTTTGCAACCGGTGAAGGCGGTGATTTGATTGATCTTTGGGCAAAGGTGCGTGGATTGACGTTAGCTCAAGCCCTCAATGCCGCCCGTGATTATCTTGGGTTGAACCGACAAAAAGCCTTTATGCAACCAGCCAAGAATTTTTCCAAGCCACCCAAACCACAAGGGAGACCGCCACAAGCTCGCGTAAAGGATTATCTGCACGAAGATCGTAATCTTTCTGGTGAGGCCATTAGCCGTTATCGTATTGGCGAGAATGGCAATGAAATTATTTTCCAATTCTTCAAACCATCCGGTGAATTGGCCATGGTTAAAACCAGACCGGCAGAGGCTGGGGCAAAACCCAAGCCAACGGCGGGCAATTGTGAAGCTATCCTGTTTGGCTGGCAAGCGATGCCAGATAACGCCCGTGAGGTTGTGATTACCGAGGGGGAGATTGACGCGCTATCATGGGCTGATTATGGCTATAATGCCTTATCTGTACCGTTTGGTGGTGGCAAGGGCGGTAAGCAAAACTGGATTGAAAACGAGTATGACAATCTGGAACGGTTTGAGACAATCTATATCGCAACAGATATGGACGAACAGGGCGATTTAGCCGCCATTGAGATTGCGAACCGGTTAGGATGCCACCGGTGTTATCGCGTGCAGATGCCGCTGAAAGACGCCAATGAGTGCCTGTGTGAGGGGCTTGCCAAGTCGGACATGGACAAGGCTATTCAAGAGGCCAAAAGCCTTGACCCTGAAGGCTTGCGCCGCGCCAGTGATTATACAGATAAGGTTGTTAATTTATTCTGGCCGCAATCCCACGAGCAAACAGGCTATAACGTTCCTTATGGCAAGTTAAGCCAGAATTTGCATTTCCGCGCCGGTGAATTAACCTTGTGGAGTGGGGCAAGTGGTGCAGGTAAAAGCCAGATTTTATCAGACTGTATCCCACATTGGATTAAACAGGGGAGCCGAATTTGCCTTGCCTCTTTGGAAATGAAAGGTGAGCAAAGTTTGCGTCGTTTAGCAAAGCAGGTTGGCGGCGTTGACCGGCCACAGGAAGAATTTATTCATAAAATCATGCGCTGGCTTGACCCCGGCTTGTTGATTTACGAGCGGGTCGGTAAAGCCAGCGTTGAGGCTTTGCTTGACGTGTTTAATTATGCGCGGGCAAAATATGGTTGTGATCAGTTTATTATTGATAGTTTGATGCGGCTTGGCATTGCTTCTGATGATTATACGGGGCAAGAGAAAGCAGTATTTAAAATTGTTGATTGGACGGTATCAAACCATGTTCATGTGCATCTGGTGGCGCATGCCAGAAAGGGCGGGATTGATAAAGGCGTACCAGAAACCGAAGATGTTAAGGGGGCGTCTGAAATTGGCGCGAATGCGTTTAATATCATTACTATTTGGCGCAATCGCAAGAATGAGGAAGAGATGCAAAAAGCCAAGACGGAAGAAGAAAGGCAAAATGCAAAGCAAGCACCCGGGGTGATACTTAATGTAGCCAAACAGCGTTCAGGCGATTTTGAAGGCAAAACCCATTTATGGTTTAATCAAGAAAATTATCGTTATTTTTCGTCGTATGATAATCAAACATGGCAGCGATCTTACATTGAGCGAGGTTTGAGCGAAAATGACTATGCCGCCGCTTGATGAATACAATGGGCAGTGTATTCTTAACCATCAAGCCTTGACAATCGTCCAAAACTATCCTCGGCAATTGACCTATAATCACCCATGATATTCAAAAACGTTGCCCACGGAGTTAAAATGTCCTCACTCACTATCCATGCTGACTTTCAGTTAAAAAATGTCCAAAACCTCATCCGCCAAATCCACGGGAAAAATCTCAATAAAAAAATCGTCCTGTCTCTCAATCAAGCAACCAGAGACACAGAGAAAAAGACTGAGTCAATTGTCGCCAAAGATATGTCGGCACTCGTTAAAGCAATAAAAACAAGAATTTTCATCAGACACCCAGCCAACGATAAACAGCTACAAGCAACCATCAAGGCAACTAAAAATCCTGTACCACTTAAATTCTTTAAAAATGTAAAAGAACAGCCCCATACAGGAACAACACTCACAGTATTTGGAAGCAAGACAATGTATGAAGGGGCATTCACCAAGGGCGGTAGCTTCCCCAACCGTAAAGAACTAAAATTAGGCGGGAATATCCTATACCGTACAGGCAAGCCCGCCACCAAGGGTAAGAGAAAAGGCAAAAAGAATAGCGGCATTACCAACGCTGCCGGTATTCCTATCGCCGAAAGTATGAACAAACCAGAAATTTCAAATGCGATAGTCTTCTATGGTCAAGAGCAAGTATTGGATCGCCTCAAATACAACCTGAATAATATGATAAAGGATCAGCTAAAATAATAATCTCAAGAAAAAATGATACCCACCCCCATCATGCCCCCACGCCTCCCAAATCGTTAACCTCATCGTTAACCGCTGTGAACACATTTAAAAAAACATGTCTAAAAAATGCAACAAAAAAATAAATAAACAATTACAATAACTTAAGGTACTTCCCCCACATGGGCGGGATGCGGGGGCAGAACAAGCGCAACATTTCGCTAGCGACAGAGTTTACAAAAACGGTTAACGGTTAACACTTTTATGATGGGTCAAGAGACACAGAGCAAAGCGGCATTTGCTAGGCGCATTGGGCGTTCTAAGGCTTATGTCTCCAAGCTGATTGCCCGTGGACTACCGTTAACCGATGATGGCAAACAGGTGTTAATTGATGAGGCATTAAGCTGGCTTGATGGTAATGTTGCTTCACCTGATGACAATACCGGCGATAAAGCGATTGATCTCAACACTGCCAAGACACGACAGGCTTTAGCCCAAGCTAAGCAGTTAGAATTTGCGCTGGAGATTAAGAAAGGCCAATATGTTTTGGCTGAGGATGTCAAGCGAGCTGCCCGCAATTTTGGCCGTGCGCATCGCGATAGCATGCTAGGCTTTGCCAATCGTTACGGCGCGTCGATTGCGGCGCGTATTGGCTGCGATCCCGCCCTTCTTATTGGTGAACTGGAAGCACGGATGCGCGAGGCTTTGCTAGAGGCTGTTGGTATCCCTGTGCCCTTCAACCAAGGGGAAGACAATCAAGATGACGCATGAAGACACCGCCCCCCTCCCTGATGGCGCAACCCTCTTTCTTATCAATGCCAATGAGGCACGCCAGCCTGACCCGCCCTATACCGTCTCGCAATGGGCAGATAAAAACCGTTATCTTTCCACTGTAGCCTCGGCTGAACCCGGCCTATGGCGCACCCACCGCACCCCTTATTTACGTGAGATTATGGATTGCTTGTCGTCCTATTCCCCCATTGAAACGGTGATTGTCATGAAGGGGGCGCAAATTGGCATGTCGGAGGCGGGCTTGAATTTTTGCGGCTATGCTATCCACCATTCGCCAGGTCCCGCCCTTTATGTCATGCCAACGGTTGAGACGGTGAAGAAACTCTCGAAAACCCGCCTTGACCCGATGATACAAGCCTCCCCCGCTTTGTCGAGCCGCATTAGCCCCGCCCGCTCGCGTGATAGTGGCAATACGCAATTAGCCAAAGAGTTTGATGGCGGTGTCCTCATGCTAACAGGGGCAAATTCGGCAGCGGGTTTGCGCTCAATGCCTATCCGTTATCTGGTGCTTGATGAGGTTGATGCCTATCCGGTAAATGTTGATGATGAGGGCAACCCGATCAATCTGGCCATCAAGCGTACGGCCAATTTTGTCCGCCGCAAGATCTTTGAGTTGTCCACTCCGTCCAACAAAGACACCAGCCGTATACTTCAAGACTTTGAAAAGGGCGATAAGCGTTATTATCACGTGCCTTGTGATGCCTGCGGTGCAATGCAGCCTATTGTCTGGTCACAAATCAAATGGCCGAAAGGCGAGCCTGAAAAGGCGTGTTTTGTCTGTGCTCATTGCGGCCACCCCCATGAGGAGCACCGCAAAGTCGATTTAATAGCAGAAGAAAACGGCGCATGCTGGACACCAACAGCCCAATCAAGCCGCCCTAATCTGCGCTCTTATCATATCTCTGCGCTTTATTCGCCTTGGTACAGGTGGGCAGAATGTGCGCGTGATTTTCTGGACGCCAAAGACGATCCGGCAAAATTACAACCCTTTGTCAATACGGTTCTGGGCGAGCCATGGGAGGATAGATCGGGCGAGGTGATGGATCCAGATAGTCTTTACAACAGCCGTGAAGATTATCCGATTGTGCCGCCGCGTGCCGTGTTCTTGACTTGCGGCGTTGACGTCCAGCCCGACCGGCTGGAGCTAGAATTAGTGGCTTGGGGGCGTGGTGAGGAAAGTTGGAATATTGACTATCAGATACTTTTGGGCGACCCATCAAGTGGGGAAGTGTGGGAAATTTTAGATGAATATCTCAAACGCCGCTGGCCGCATCCAGCCTTTGAGAAGGGCATGCCCGTTCATGCGACTTGTATTGATACCGGTGGCGCAAACACCCAATCGGTTTATACTTATGTGCGCCCGCGTGAAGGGCGGCGGATATGGGGCATCAAGGGCTATGCCGGTAGCCGTCCGGTCTGGCCGCGCCGTCCAAGCAAGAATAATAAGGGTAAGATCAATCTGTTTGCCATTGGCGTTGATAGTGCCAAGGATACCATTACCCAACGTTTTAAAAAGGCCGGCAGCCAATATAGCGGCGCGGGCGCAACGCATTTTCATAAAGCCCGAGACCGTGAATATTTTGAGCAATTAACGGCTGAACGTAAAATTACGCGTTTCTCCAAAGGCTTTAAGGTCGTCTCATGGGAGAAGGGCGATAAGGATCGTAATGAGGCGTTTGACTGCCGTGTTTATGCCTATGCCGCTCTTTGTGGCCTGCGTACCGGTGCAAATCTGGATCATTTAGCAGATAAGGTTGAAAAGAAGCTCATTGAACAAGGCATTGATATTAACGCCCCTACCAGTGATAACCCGCCGCCCCCACCAAATCCAGATGAGGATAATAATCAGCCGCTACCACCGCCGGTTATCCGTGGCAAAACAGTGCGCCCCAACAAACCGCCGCGCATCTCCATCAGCCCCTTGATGCGGCGTTAATTTTTAATGGATATGAGCCAATGTCATATCTATAGGGTGCGTAAAGCTTGCCCCAAAATTCTCATTGAGAGCTAGTTTTTCTTGTGCTTCAAGTTTTTTAAGAGCCTCCCGCATTTGTGCGGTCATTTGCTGTTTTTCTTCTAAATCCTTGCGCGCGCGGTCACCGCGTTTTGGAATCGGCAGTCCACGCTCTTTTTGCGTGGCAAGCCATTCTCTGATAGCATCCTCGGCATTGATCACCGCTTCAGCACGGCTTTCACCATCAGACATACAACCAGGCAAATCAGGAACAAAAGCGGCATAGCCTCCACCATCTTCTTCCGACAACGGCATGACAACAATATCATAAGCCTCCATTGTCTTCTCCTTTCTTTAAGATTGCTGGGTCATCGCCCTGAAATTTCCCCGTAAGGTGAACATCAATATAAGTCACAAGCCTTTTAATGTAAATGGATTTGATGGGGCGTTTTGCTGGCATAATCAAAATATCATAAATATAATCACTATGTATCTTATAATGACTACCTCCTGATGGGTTCTCCATTTTTACACTATGTTCATGACATAATTTTTGAACATCTGTAATTTGCCAATCATTGCGGGGGTTATCCCGCATTTGTTCTAGCAAGGATTTCTTTTTAGCCATCTTCCTCCCTCTTAAATCTTCTCTTCCCTATAAGGACATATCGCCAGTTTTTAATTTTGAGTTAAATCGCGCATGTCGATAAGCCCCTTCATGCGCTGATGATCATCAAGCCGCAACCTTTATATCAAAATCAAAATGAAGCCCATCATAAGGAAAAGAAACCCCTTTTTCTGACTTGTCAATCACACCTGCTTGAATGAGCGTTGTTACGTCTCGATGAACCGCTTGAATATCGCGCCCTAATCGGCGAGCGACTTCCCTGATTGATAAAATCCCTTGACCGGCCAAAACTTTAACGATGGCAAGCCGCGCGGGGGCAAGGATCTTGTGCATATCGCTATATTCTAGAAAATTCAGGCAAGGGGCAGCGTCCCCTTCTTCATTCTCAATTTTTGTCAATCGGCTGCGTATATCTTCTAGACTTGCAATGCGTACATGCAAAATATTCATCGTAGTATCCTCTTCATATCGTTTTGAAACTCGTCAAAAAGGGCATCTAATGTTGAAAAGTGAATTTGTATCTCTTTATCATAAATATGTTTATGATCGCCTTTACCTCTTTCATTATCGTATCGAAGTACGCACTCACCTTTAACGATAAGGGCAAACCTGTATTTGAAATTATGGTTACTCCCTAGAACAGGCTCTGACAATTGCCAAAGGACAAGTTCAAAAAATGCTTCTTCGCTGATAACTGTTCTTGATTTTTCGATAAGCCTTGCTTTCATGTTGTTATTAATAACAACATATTGAATTATTGTCAATCGAATATTTATTTAATTTGCTTTCATTGACGATTGTCCAACGCTTATCCGTCCCGCCTTTGTTAAGGTTGCCTGAATAATAAACAGGGTATAGCATGACCATCACCCGACTTGAGCAATTAAAGAGCCAGCGAGAGAGTTTGGCGGCCTCGCTTTATTCAGGGGCGCAATCGGTCAGGCATGGTGATAAGCAGCTTTATAACCGTTCGGTTGCAGAGATCACAAAGGCATTATCCGCTTTGGATGAAGAAATAGCTCTTGAAGAAGGCCGCACCCGTTCCCGCCTTATCTATCCTGTCATGACAAGGGGCTATTGAATTAAGGTTTTGCTGATCGCTTTACCATGTCACAGTTAACGTTTTTCACGTATTCTCACTATAAATCATATAATTTCTGATTTCTTCCATGATTTGTTCTTTAGTTTCCAATCTAGGCTCACAGAGATCAGCCCATGGCCTACCGTGATGTAAAACATCCCATCGTGGTCTCATTCCTTTATGCCTACCCCGCCCTGGATTATGATTGCCAAAACCATCGACACAGACATTCCAAAGAGGATTAAATTTTGCAATCAGTAAGGTTTCCCCAAGAGGTATCCAAATGTCATCGACAATTAAAAAACGGTAGAAAAAATCTTCAGTTTCGAGATTAGATACCTGTTCAATACTTCTTGCATGTTCTTTCAGGCGTTTCCATAGATCGCTGCCTATTTGAAATTCTAAGTTATTGCCCTTTCTTGCTCCTGATGGAATTGCTTTACCCACATATATAGGCGCATTAAAGCAGCTATTCTTATTAGCGTCAGCTATTGGCTTATACGCAGGGAAATTTCCCGTGTAATATATGGCATATATACCTGCCCCCTTGAAGATAGCCAAATCATTTAATGAAAAAACAGTTTGGCGAAGCATGGCTTGCCCTACACTTTCCCCTAGGTGCTTTTTATCCAACGGATTAAATGGGATTATATTACCCATATCTTTTGTTCCCATTTTTTCTACTCAAAGCCCTAATTTGATAATCGGCTAAGGCAATGGCCACCGAAGATGCAACCTTACGTGCTAATGCGACAGGTACAGCATTACCTAATTGCCTTATGGCCTCTGACCATGAACCATCAAAAGTATATCCATCAGGAAAAGTTTGTAATCGTGCACATTCCCTTATACTAAAATAACGAACGTTCCCCTTTTCAAGGACAACCATATTCTCTCCCCCCGGAACCCCATGATTACCTGCTTTAATAGTTTTGGCGGGTTCATCTAGTGGACTGCCTGTATGTCCCTTATAAATACGTGCACCATCTTGGAAAAAATGATTATGATAAAAATTCGTTTCTTTCTCTATAAGAGGAGATGGCAATCCCTTAAAAGCATCCCTGACAGTTCGCCAAGGTTTAAGACTAAAAAAATCATTATTTTTCTTAATTATTTCAATGCTTTTTTTTATTTTTTCTGGCCTGATGGGTTGAATAATTTTATGTTCTTCCCAATATTCTCCAGAAATCCATTTTGAATATAATAAAGAATTTAGACTATGAGTTGGCTTAGGGAAATACCATCTTGCATCTATATCAGATCTAAAACCAACAATAAAAACGCGCTCTCTTTTTTGCGGTATTCCATAATCAGCAGCGTTTACTAGCGTTGGTATAACTCTATATTTCAAGCCATAACTACTCGCTACTTCTGTTGTTTTTTGAATTTGAAGTTTTTTAAAATGTTCAAACCATGAATCGTTATTCTTAGCTACAATGTCTGGATATTCTAATTGAAGTAATATATATTGGTAATAATTAGTAAAGTTTGTACGCGTTAACCCTTTTACATTTTCAATAATAAATGATTTAGGCTTTAATTTTCGTATCACATCAATCATTGCCGGGAACATATCTCGACTGTCGCGATAAGCTTTATGATTACCTGCTGTAGAAAACGGTTGACATGGGGGACCTCCTGTTACAAGGTCAATATTCTCTTCTAGGCAATCCCAGTCAAAGTTTCGGATATCTCCTTCCCAAAGTGGCACATCTGCAAGCATGGGGAAATTGCGCCTTTGATTTTGTCTGATGGTAGCACACGCCCATTTATCCCACTCAATTACAGCTAAAGGTACAAATCCTGCCTGTGATACCCCTAATGCAAGCCCTCCGGCTCCAGCAAATAACTCAACTGATTTCAAGACGAATTTCCTTATAGCAAATTAAAAGATGCACATTTTAACTTATTAAACGGCTTTAGCAGTGGTTTCAAGCCCTTACCCTTGTTCACTAAATGGCTTTAATCCGGCGGCAATGGCTGCACAAGCCAAGTCAATAGAACGGGGGATTTTGACTTCAAGATTGTTTTCAGGTCGTGTGCCGCGCTCGTAGTTGATTATTGTGAGCCGATAAAGTCCGAGCGCATCAGCGGCCTGTTGTTGAGTAAAGCATTGTTTTTTACGCCAAGCCTTGAATTGTTCGTTAGTCATTGTTATAATCCCAAAATTGAAAGGCAAGGTTGAGTTATGTGATTTGCCCCAAGTGGGAGGGGAATTTCTTCCCCATCCCGTTTGTTTAGATGATTACAGTTAGTTTCAGTTTAATTTTCCAGATTTTCACTGTAACCGTAATCTTGATTTTTCTAGGCTTTTTCACATTTCTCACCCACCTTTCTCCCTTATAAGAGAACCATTTCTCTTATAACTATACGTTTACAATATAGACAAAAATAAGTCAACAAATTTCTTTGATTTACTTGCATTTTTTGCAAAAAAAATTACGTTTTTTCCCTCTTTTCTCCTCTAAAGTTTGACGATTGTCCAATGCTTTAGTTTCGCTTTGTCGTTAATATTTAGCTGCTTAAAACCATGACAAAGAAGATAAAATGGCTTCTCTTTTAAAAACCGCCCGCCGCCGCATGGCGAATGCGTTCAAGGTTCTTGGCGGGGCAAACCCGCATTTTGAAGCCGCCTCGCATAGCCCACGCCTGCGCGGCATTGAACCATCAAAGACCCATATCAACCGCGCCATAGCTTCAGCCGGTGAAACCTTGACCGCCCGTTCACGCTGGCTTTATGATAATGAGCCGATTTATGGTTCAGCCGTTGATGAATGGGTTTCGGCGGTGGTGAGTGATGGTATCAAGCCGCACCCGCGTATCAAGGGTTTTAAACATGAAAAGAACCAGTTGCTAGGCCTCTGGTGGGCATGGGTTGATGAAGCCGATTACACCGGCGAGAGTGATTTTTACGGGCTACAAGAGACGATCGCGCGGGAAGTGTTTATGACCGGGGAGTGCTTTGTTCGCTTGCGTATTACCCCGCCCGATGAAACAAGTACCGTGCCTCTAAAATTAGAAATTTACCCCAGTGAAATGCTTGATGTTACTTATGACGCCCTTGCCGAAATTCAAGGCAATTATATCCGCATGGGGATTGAGTTTAACGGGCAAGGCCAGCGGGTGGCCTATCACTTCTTCCGTTATCACCCTCATGATGACCGCCCGCATAGCATGGCTGGATTTGACCAAAGAGAGCGTGTACGTATCGAGGCGCAAAATATCATTCATATCAAAGAAAATCGCCAAGCGGGGCAATTACGCGGCTCTCCCAAAATCACCCGTTCACTGGTTAAATTGTTTCAGTTAGAGGCTTATGATGATGCCGAGCTTGAGCGCAAGAAGACGGCCTCAATGTTTAGCGGCTTTTTGATTGGGCGGACGGAGAATTTCTTTAATAATAATGAAGATAAAGATTCTTACCCACCGACAATTCAGCCCGGGGCGATGGTTGATCTTGGCGATGATAAGGACATTCGCTTTTCTACCCCGGCCGAGGTTGGCGGCTCTTATGAGCCGTTTCAATATCGCAACTTACTCAAGATTTGCGCTGGTCTCAATATGCCCTATGCGGTGGTAACCGGTGATGTGACGCGCGGCAATTTCTCCAATGTCCGCACCGCCATTATCCAGTTTCGCCGTCATGTCAAACAATGGCGGGCAAATGTCATGGCCTTTCAATTAAACCGCGTGGTTTGGGCAAGGTTTGTTGAGGTGGCGCAAATATCGGGTGCTGTTGACCTGCCAGATTTTGACAATAACCCCCAAAGCTGGCTTGAATGTGAAAGCTTTGCCCCACCTTTGGAAATGATTGAGCCGGTCAAGGATATTGCCGCCGAGAAGGAAGAAATAAGGGCGGGGCTAAAGACGCGCACCATGGCACTCAATGAGCGCGGCTATGATCGTGATGATATTGACGCCGAGATTGCCGATGAACGCGACCAGGCGAGCGCCCGTGGCTTAACGTTCGATACTGACATAGCCGCCAATGATAGCACCGCTCAACCTCCCATAGAAGAGGAATATGAAAGCAATCAAGATGCCTCTAGCCATGAGGGCGGCTAAATAGAAACCGCTTTAAACCAACGGTTGCGCAATATCTTCTTCCAAGACAGCGCGGATATAACGTGAATAAGGGATACCTTTTTTTGCGGCGCGCTGCTTGATGGAATTTAACAAAGGCTCAGGCAAGCGCATATTCAAGACAACATCTTTTTTGACAATTTCAAACCGCATCGGCTTGAATTGCGAAAAATCATATTCTGATAGATCTGCATGATCAACAAAATCTTCTGCCTCTTGATCGGTGTGAAATGTCGGGATCTGTTTAAGCTTGGCTTTCATAATGTTTAATCTCCTTGTTGTGCATATAGCGGGCTGATATGGGGCGGATCTTGGTTTGATTATCAATTTGCCGCAACATGAAGACTAGAAAAATGTACCGCCCCTTATGTGTTTTGCCGACAGCCCGCATGCGCGGTTCATTGGCAAACGGATCAGGCATAACAAAAGGTTTACCAGTCAATACTTGTTCAATCTCTTCACGCGCAACACCATGTTTGCCGCACTTTGGCCAATTACCAGCATCCCAATCAAAACCTGTAACCTTCACGGCAATACCTCAATATTAAGTGAGCGCACGTGAAAACCGTTAGGTTTTTGCGTGATAGAGACGAACGAGAACAAAAAATATACATTTGTATAGAATAAATTATCTATCTTGTCAATATCAATTTTTCTTGCTCTTGACGGTTGTCCAACGTCACCGCCACCCTCTATGGCTTTATGCGGCTACCCGCTCAATGCTCACAAAGACATTGCGCCCCAGCACAGCCAAAGCACGTTCTAGAGACTGTATCTTTGTTGGGTGATTAGGATCAAGTAAACGGCGAATTTCTGGCAGTTGTTTTCCTAATCGTTGCCCCATTTCTGTTTTTGTTATTCTTGCTTCTTGAAATGCGTTAATAACAGCCAGTTTTAGTGCATCATGTGTCAATACTGGCACTGGAGTTAGCCCCTTGCGCCGATTTTGTTCTGGCAGGGGAAGTTTACGGTCAATATAGCCAAGAAGTGCCAATCCAAGAGCCTCACGGGCATTATCAAAGGCTTCTTGCTTACTTTTCCCTCCTGTTACAACCTCAGGCACATCTGGAAAGGCAACATCCCACTCACCATATTCGTCAAGCTCAATTTGTGCGTAATATACATATTCCATTAGCCATCTCCATTATTAGCCATTCTGGGGATCAGATGATCCCCAGTTGTTTCTTGATACGGTTTACTTTATGCGGATTTAATTCACCAGATTGAACCGTGGTTTCTTTATCACCAAAACGAATTCTGTAATGTGATCCTTTGCCCTTATTGGTGAATATTTCAAATTCTATATTTTGCTTTCTAGCTAAAGCTCTTAACTCTCTTAAAAGGGCTTCACGTTTCAAAGTTCATCTCCCTGTTTCATAAAAGCAATATAAAATAAAAAAGAACATAAATCAATATAAAAAGAAACATTTTTGTTTCTTTTAAAATATTTCAAATAACCGCTTGACAACGCCCCCCCATTTAGTGCATCCTGAAGCTACTAGAATAAACGCGGCCACCGCACCCGAAAGTTATTGCGGTTTTTTTGTGCCTATTTATAGGTCGGGTGGAGAGGCAGGAATATAATACTCGCAAGGGGAATAATGCCCGGAGCTTCGTTTAGCTCTAGTTGACGCCCGATCACTGATTTCAGTGATGGTAATAACTTAAATAAACGGAGGCCGATGTGGCTAATAATTTACCAAAAACTTTTAATTTCAATGATAATCAAGTGCGCGTTACCGAAGAAAACGGCAATATATGGTTTGCTGCTGCTGATGTATGCAGAGTTTTAGGACTTTCAAATACAACCGTATCTTTACGCCCCCTCATGGATGAAGAAAAGGGTATAAGAAAAGTTTACACCCCCTCAAAAAATCAACATGGAAATTACGGAGAACAAGAACAAAATCTCTCCTGCATCTCCGAGTCTGGTCTCTATAAACTCATCATGCGATCGAATAAGCCAGAGGCAAAGGCCTTTCAAAATTGGGTGACGGCTGAAGTGCTGCCGCAAATCCGCAAAACCGGTTCTTATTCTCTCCAGCCGCAACCAGAACAAGCGGCTTTGGAAGATAAAAAGCCTAAATATCTCAATTCGCCCAATTACAAGCTGGCGTCTGAATTAACCGCTCAAGCCGCGCAAGCGGTGTTTGAGGCGGTCAACCACCCCGGCTTTAACTGGCAGCGCAATCAGCGTTTATTATTGGCAATCCCCAACAAGGGCAAGCCGCAATTC